CACTCTTTCCCTCCACGACGCTCTTCCGATCTTGCTGAGCCTGGATCGCCTGTTCCTTTGCGGCTTCCCGTTGCGCCTGCAAGTTCTGAATATCCACGGTTTGCTTCATCCCGGCCATGAAACTATCAGCCGGGTTAGGAATGCCTTTGAGGGTGTAATCGAATGGCTGCATAAATACCTCTAGAAAGGCGTCACTTGAGTAGGGATAGTCTGTCCAGTGGATAGGGGCGTCATGGTTGTCACTGGCAAGTTAGTCTGAACCGTAGTCGATGGAGCACCTCCACCAAAGCTGGACCAATCCATGCCAGCTAATGCGCCTCCAAACTGACTAATGCCGTTCACCATTCCGGCATTCGCGGCCCCTTGTCCAAGGTATCCACCCGCCTGAGCCTGCCCCATCTGATTCATCAGGTTAGACACGTTCATCCCCTGCTGCTGTCCCATCGCAGCCTGTCCAGCCGCAGACGCTTGGCCTAGGCTGGAAATCTGGCCCAATCGCCCATACTGCTGTTCGATTAGCTGGCTCAATAGCTGCGGTCGGAACTGGCCTAGAGCGGCCTGGACATTCCCACCCCGCAGCCCGCCCGTGGCACTTGCCTTGGAGAGAATGGCGTTCTCCCCTTGCTGGCTCAAAACCTGAAATTGTGGAGAGTTCTGGATCTCGGCAATCGCCTTTTGCTGGGCCTCTGGGCCTCCCATGCCAAGTAGCGCCTGCTGCGCACCCATGGCGCCCGTTCCGGCCTGGACATACGGAGCTAGCATCTTCTGGATAGCGTCCCACTGTGACCTATTCTCGGCAATGCCAGCCTGAGCCGCCGCAGTTTGAGCGTTAGCCGCGCCCTTAGCTGCCTGACTCTGCTGATTCGCGATGATCGCCGTTCCAGCCACACCAATTACAGCCGCAGTTATAATCCCTGCCATGATGGAAGCTCCTTTTGGATCTGGCGTCCCGTCTTCAAGTCAATTACATGAGGTTCGCCTTCACATTCGATGAAAACCTCTTCCACGATTGAGTCTAGATCAGTGCTGTTAGCAGCAATCACGTTAATCCAAAGCGTATCCTCGACCGCGTATCCGATCTTTTTAACTCCAGGAGTTCCAACGAAGTCGCATGGGCCTACGATCTCTTTGAATCCGTCTTCGGTCAATACCATCATTCGACCATACTGCACAATCGAGATATCGCCCTTGCGGTGCACCTTGCCTGTCACGCATGTTCCAGCCGGAATTAGGATCTTCCTGGAATAGAGCCCATCTGAGAATTTATGATCGACCGGGATCTCAACCTGCGGCAATGTGGCTAGAAACTGTTCGGCAGAAAGGATCTTATCCCGAACTGACTTGACAATTTCTCCGTCTTCATCAATCCGATAGACCTTCAAACCGCTCACGATCTCTCCCTTGCAGGGTAGTGAGCCGCTGGTCGCTCGGTCATCTCAGACATACTATCATAACCCCTTAAATATATTTTCGCAAGTTAGGATGTGATTTCACGACCAGATGAACGTATTACAAGCGCACTTGCTGCGCTGGCAATCGTAGATATGAATCCACTAGGTTCTAGACTATGTCCAACCAATCCTGGGAATGAATATGTTTCTCCAGGTGAAATACTCCTAGAATCAATAATCCTATTTGTTGAACCCGCTGAACCAGACGCTGGAACGATATTAACGCTCAGCGTTGCGTTTAATACGCTTATATTTGTAGCTGTGAATTTATCTATGATTGTTCTACAATTTGTCGCTGTATATTGCGTTGTTTGCGCATTTTCAGCATATTTAGAACTAATCAAAACCTTTGGGGAAACAGCCATAATACCTCCTATTTGCTCATTACTGTTCTAGAACCAAGCGTGTCAGCTTCAAAATGAACTCCAAAGCTGATAACAAAAGGGTCATTCGCTGGAGCAGGATTAGTCACGCTTGCAATCCTCTTTAGCCGCATCAATAGTTGTGCTCCAATTTTAAGAGTTGACCCTGGGATAGTATAGATTGTGCTAACCCTATGAGTTCTGTCCGGTTGAGCCGCTGGAATGCTAAACTCATTGCTCTGGGTTAAAGTAGCAGTATATGCCGTTGGAGCAACTGATGATTCCAATGGGTTGCATACAGTATATTCAATTTCCCATTTTACTCCTCTTACTGTTGCATCATTTAGACCACCAGTAGCCCAATGAACATGGACCTGTAAATCAGAACCTTCTTTCCAATCATGTAAAAGTTCACTAGACATATATTGCAAAGCATCGTTTACAGCAAATTGATCTTTAACGATGTTTCCGATAAGAGCATTTCTGGCAGGGACGCCTGCTCCAGTAGTAGGCGTGAAATCTCGTGAAAGGTTCCAATCGTTCCAAACGGTTGCGTCACCGTTCATTTTTAGAGTCCCGTCTGCCTCAAATTCCGTATAATTAACGGAAGTCCCTCCATATTTCAACCCAACGACTATGTCCGAACTTTCCCATTTCCCGGTTGTAGAATTGTATTGGATGATGGATCTATTTGAAGATCCTACAGATTTAACATCTGTAAGTGTTTCAAGTGATGCTTGCTCTATTGGCGGAGCTACAGCGATTGGATATGCTAATTCATCAACTCTATCTATTGAATCAAGAGCTTCTGTTGATGCGACAAAAGAAGCGCTTGATTCAAGATATACACCATCCATTCCGATAGATGATGTATTATCTACCTCTGAAAATAGCAATTCAAATTGTTTTATTGATTCAAAATCATTAAGAAACGCTGTTAACTGGTTGCGTGATAGTTTTAGCCTTTGTTGAGCCATATCATACCGCCAGCGGCTCTATCTGAGCCTCGAGACGAGCGAATGAAAGGTGTGCGTTGCTATCCCCGTTGAATCTCTGAACCCTCCAGTTCCGCATGAAACCTTGCTGCCTCCACACTAGCCGCTTGGCCCTGTCACCGATTCCTCCAGCCGCGATCCATTTATCCTGGCTCCATGTTTCGCCGTCCACCGAATAGGACGTTGACACCTGGGGATTGGTTCCAAGTGCCACCCGTCCAGGCAGGTCCACAAGTTCTAGCTCATGGAAGATTCCGCCTCGTCCAGCGTTATAGGTGATCGTGGTCCCGAATTCCCAACGGACGATACTGCCCCAGTGATGTCCGGTCGTATCCGTGAAATACCCCACATTCGCGGTTTGAGTGTCAGCGCATAGCCATTTGTCGTAGCACCACACATAATCCCTAGCGCGGTATTCGCTGAATCCAGTAGTGGAAGACGTAAGGTTGAACCAAACATGCTCCTTCATGGCCTTGGATGCTTCGGCATCATATACCAGCGTCCTATCTGGAAGATGGACGTAAAGGTGGACATTCGCCTTATCGTTCCTAACCTCTAGCCTCGAGGTTGCAAGCTGGGCCTCCGTATACCCCTTGAGGACCGTGTCAACCTCACGAGTGCTGATTTTCACTGTTCCCGCATTGATGCCTACATGCACCCCTGGAGCCTCATTTCGTGCCCCTCCGATGAACGCGAGGGCATCCATAAATAGGCAACAGGCATGAGTCCCAACTGTGCCTTTCTGGATCTGTGCGCCGTCGATTCGCTGGAATGGGAAGAAATCTCCGCCAATGTTGTCAAACGCCTCAATGGTGTATCGGTTCAGAGCATAGATCTCATTTCTGAATTTAAGAACGGCCTTAATAGGGTCAGGATCAACCTCGGATGATCCATATTTCAGCGGATTCACCGCAAGCGGGTCAGTTAATTCGGTGACTACCAGGCTAGTTCCATCCGTGGTCATGAAATAACCGTCTATCCATTTGAAGTCCAGGACCGTCCCGAGATCGACATCCGTCACCTGGGATAGAGTTGTCCCATCCCAGTAATACAGCCGCCCACCCGAGGCAATCGCCAGCTTATCAAAGCTGTAATCCATGGTGACATCGCCGCTTCCACCAACATCACCTAGAGTTTGGACTGTTCCGTCCTGGAGTTCCTTTACTAGTTTGGTGCCCATGACCCGATAGCAGACACCATTCCAGTTTATCCCGCCTCGAGACACACCCGGCCCGGTTCCATGCGATACCATGCCATCGGCAGGCCTAAGATAGCCCGAACTGATGCCATTCTCTTTAGGGACAGGGATCAGGTTGACCGGGTATGAAGTCCTGAAATCTGGACCAGAATCAGAATATACCCCGCTTAGGATCGGTATCTGGGTCATTTAACAGCCCTTGTAGACCTGGACAATGAAGGCTACCGTCAAATCATCCGCTGCCGCATCAATGGCCGCAGAATCCCAGAATTGAAGAACTGATCCTCCTGGAATATAAAGATCTATCGGGATTGGAATTTGAATCATCCCGTCGATGAATGTCGTTTCCCGATAGATCCCCTGCATGAAACCATATGCCCTGGTTGTGGATGCGGCCTGAACCGATCCCGCTGAAATATATCCAATCTGATTCCCATCTGGGTCTGTTGCCGTAAATCTAATCTGGCGATTCCCAACAGTGGCAGTCGTCACAAGAGTACAAAATGCCTGAGTCAGTTTCCACATTTCATTGACTGGAACGGTATAGGATTTTTTGCTATCGTTTGCCGCATTGTCAAATACTGCGTAAATCGGAGCAACGCTAGTCACGCCTTCAGTAAAGTTGTTTCCGTGTTCAAATCGCATTGTGGCCTCCTTAGCCGATACGCCAGTTGGTTCCGTCACAAAAAACAGGCACAATATTTGCACCACCCGCTGCTACTACTGCACCAATCCCAGCCGTAAGCGCTGCATTAGAATCTGTCACGGCATGTCTAGCCCCCGCTCCAGCCGTTGCAGCCGCTACAAGAGACGCTACCGCTACGGGAGTAGTCTTCTGCCAGCTGCTTGTAGCAACTGAAGTCCCTGTAGCAGCGCCCAAAACAGGAGTGACGAGGGTCGGAGTATTGGCGAAGACGCAAGCGCCGGTTCCGGTTTCATCAGTCATAGCCGCGATAAGATTAGCGCTCGATGGCGTGGCAAGGAACGTAGCCACATTCGCAGCCAATCCGCTAATACCAGTAGCCACTGGCAAACCCGTGCAATTAGTCAGAATTCCAGAGGCTGGAGTCCCGAGCGCGGGAGTGGTCATAGTAGGAGCCGTGAGGGTCTTATTCGTGAGTGTCTGAACTGCTGTAGTCGTGGCAACCGGAACACCTGCGGCCTGAATTGAGCCCGTGCCCTTTGGGATTAGGTTGATGCCGATATCCGCATCCGCCCCTGACGCCGTGAGTGTAGGATCAACTCCAGCCGCAGCATTCGACAGCGTGACCTCGTTAACCGCCGCAGCGGTAGCAGTCACCTTCAACAGTTTGTTTCCATTGGCATCGTTCAATCCGCCAGTGAGGGTCGCAGTGGAGAACGTGCTCA